CTTCGCCCATACCTTGCCAGTTACACCAGTAACAGCAGGAAGTGTGGAAGTAGCAGCCTTAGCAAGTGCTGTTGGTGCTGCTGGTGTTGCGAGAAGACCTGAGTAACCTGATGCGGTTCCGCGTGCCATGAGAAGCATGCGCTCTTCCATCAACATTGTTGCGTATAGCGTAGATGTTGATGAGAGTTGGCGTAGGTCTTGGTATCCCATACCTGAGAAGTTCGCATCAAACGAAACTTGGTCAGATAGTGAGTACGAGTTGTATGGCAACACGAGGTCGTCTGCTGTGTAGGAAATCTGTGGACCGCGCTCTAAGTAGAGAGGGTTAGATGCTCCAGGAGCAAAGTTGTTCTGTGTTGTTTCTGTAATACCAGGCCAAATGTTTCCTTGTCCGCCTGTTCCAGTACCTGTGTAACCAAGAATTCTCTTGACACGATGTGAGGTACCAACTCCGCGCTTGCGTGGAAGTTTGTTGCGAAGTGGTGTTGGACGAGGTGTTAGAAGTTTCGCAGGTGCTTCGAGGTCGAATGCTGCGAAAGAGGATTGTAGTGGGTTCTGTAGAGTGATTTCCTTATTGATATCACCCATAGCGCCACGCTGTGCTGCGAGAGCGTTGTTCAATGCTGAAACAGCATCAGGAGTCAAAGACTTGTTAGCAACAAGTGTTTCGATTTGTGACGCGGCATCAGTAGAACCACCAAGAGTTTCACCATTGAATGAGCGAGGCGCGGAAAGTGCCTTGCTTAGTTCTGCGGTGTATTCCTCATGGCGCTCAGCAGCAACTTTTGGATTGGACTCATTGTATAAGTCCGCTGCTTTGAGTTGTGTTTTAGCCATTGTTATCTTTCTGTAAAGAGTTACGCCTTGACTTCGGTTTCCGCTTTGGCAAGGTAATCCTTAGCCATTTCGCGGTATCCCTTAGCAAGGTCGTTATCGGTTGTAGCGGATGCCTTTGCTAGATACAAATCTGCTTTGGCTTTCCACTCATTATTGGTTTTAGCACCTGTCGCTATGGTTGTCCGCTTTGGACCGCCACCTATTGCGAGAGATTTTGCCGTTGCTAGTTCTGTTTCAAGAGATGCTGCCTTGTTCTCTACCGCCTCTTTTGCGGACTTTAACTCAGCAATTTCTGCTTGTACTGAAGCCATAGCACTCTTTACGGCTTTCTCAATGACAGCAGTAACGCCGTCAGCGAGCAGGGACTTCTCTGCCGAGTCTGCCTCGTCAGAATCTTCTTCTTCGATTACTGTTCCGATTTCTTCGATAGTCGAAGGTGGAACAATTGTTTCAACGCTCTTAGGCGTTGGTGGTTGAATCGCAGGTGATGGCACAGGTGTTTCGTTTGGCGTGACCATCACTGCTGTTGAAACATCAGGGTTGCCGTGAGAGTTTGCTGGCATATTGCATCCGCACTCTAGGCATTTTTGAACTGATTTATCTGCCATCTCGTTGTCCTCAACGACAACTTCTTTCTTGGCTTCTTCGAGTTCGTGTTGCGCGGTTTCTGCTCCGACCATTGGACCTTCGGCAGTTTCTTGTTCGGCGGTTTCGCCGTACTGCTTTTCAATGTCGTCATATCCGCATTCTTTGCACATACGCGATACTTCGTCTAGTGCTTTGCGAGCAGCAGCATAACGCTCTACCATTTCATCACGGGAAGGAACATTTTTGGCTTCACCGCTCATAGGCATTGCTTCTGATGCCATCTCTTTCTCTATGTTAGTTTCCACCAGTTCCTCTACTTTCGTTAGTGATTTTTCACCATTGACTGATTTCGCCAAAACAAGTTGGCAATTTGGATTAGCAGGTCTATCGACCAAACTAACTTCTACGATTTGACCATCAATAATGCGACCATTTGCCGCCTTCTGGTCACGAACAACACGCGGCGCTTTAATGCCGATGCTGAAACCTTTGAGTACGCGCGACTTAACTTTCTTGACAGAAACAGGGTCAACTACTAGCGCGGAAATGTAGTGTCCGTCTGACTTCTGTTCGTATTCTTGCGCAACACCAGCAGCGATATTGCTGTGCTGTTCGCGGATATTACCGCCTGTCATGAACCATTCAGGCATCGCGCGGTCAAGCCACGCAGGGTCGCAAATCTGCTGGTCAATGTCAATGGAATCGTCTGTTGCTTTACCATAAACGGTAAGAGTGCCGTCACCATTATCGTCCATTTTGACGATGCCAGCGTATACGCTTGTATCTTTCATATCTTTCCTTTACTCGTTTATGAGTTTTGTATCAACTACATAGGGCGCAACATCGCACATACAGTTCGGGTGAACAGGTGGGTCGCCGTTAGGCCATTGTTCGCCGAGTTGTATCGGTGATGCTGCTTCGTTTTCCGAACATAAATCGCAAGGGTCTGCGACTAAATATTCAATCATTTCAACACCTGAATCGCGGTACAAATCTAGAGAGGACTGTACCACCGCATACGATGTTTCGGTTTGCGCTATTGACAGCGCCCGAACAGGGTCGTCAATAAGTTGGTCTATCAGGATAGCGGCAGAGCGTGGGCTGATACCTTCGTTCAGCGTACGAGCGAGGATAGTTCCGATGCGTTTTACTGTCGTCATCGTTATCTCGTCAGACATACTCGTACCGCGATTAAGCAGGTCGTAGAGTGTTGCGCTAGGGCGTAGCCGTAATGCTGCTGCTCTGTTTCCGGGTTTCCAGTTGTTCCAGTTGATAGCCAATGCGCGCTGTAATTCTTTTTTACTCGGCGCTGCTTTGCTGACTTTTGCTTTTCGTGCTATCTCGTATGCGCTGAGGTCAATACCGAGAATCGCAGCATCAGCATAAAGGTTGAACAGGGTATTGCGTAGCGTACGAGTATTCACAATGACATGAACGCGCGCCCATGCGCGAGCCTCGTCAGGTGTGACACTTCCGCTACCTTCGGGAAAGTTCGCAAACCAAGCATCGATAATGTCTGTAACGCTTACCGAATCTCGTATTGCTCTGCGAATAGCGCGTTGATGCCGAACCGCAAGCCTCGTCTTAAGACGCTTCGTGTTCGGTTTCATTTACAGCCCTATGTATCTCTCCGCGTGCCAACGGGCAGATTCTTCATCACCGATAGCAAGATACTTGTTGATAACTTCTGCGTAGTCTGCTTCGATTACTTCGAAATTGAAGGGTCTTTTGCGATTACCTTTACGGAGCCACTTGAGGAATTTCTTAACTTCCTCAGTAGTTTTATCACTTTCTTCTTCCTTCTTTTCCTCTGCCACCTCTTGAACCAGTTGTCCTTCTTCAGTTTGAGGTGTTTCGCCGATGGGGAGTTCGCCGTCAACTGCCTCAGCATCAGGACCTTCAAGAGCACTTGCTCCTGCCGCTGTTGCTGCATCGATAATCCCTTCTGGTGAGAGGAAGAATAATCCGCTACCACTATAAAGCATTGGCATATCTGCTTGTGGTGTGTCGAGTAGTGGCAAACCACTCTTCGAACGCGCTTCGTTTACTGTGCGATTGCCGTTCTTCAACTCAATATCAATACGGCGCGCTTCTGCTTCCGTATCAACCTTGGACTCAAACATAATTTTGAATTCAAGTTCGCGTGGCATACCGAGATAAACATAGGACAAGTTCGTAAGTTGCTTGCTAATCCAGTCAACTAGCGGAGCAATACCGATAACTTCGCCCGAGAGTGTTTCGCCTTCTTGTAATCCTGACGCACCGAGCGAACCGCTACCGCTAAATCCGATTTCTGATGGCAATACGCCGAAGTGTCCGCAAATAGAAGTGACAAGATAGTTATCAAGAACATCTTTGAACTTCTCGCCGTATCCTTCGAACTGATGCGGCACGAAACCAGCAGGTAGTACGCGCGAACGCTTACGCTGTGCGGTTTGTCCTGCGAGGTCATCGTTGAAAATGTTTTCATACGCGCGCAACAACTCTGGATTATTACCAAATGTTGCATCAGTTTGAAACATTAGTTCAGGGAGTACACCATCTGTATATTCTGCTCGTAGCCACTGCTGTCTGCGCAGATAAATGTCAGCAAGAGGTAATGAGCGCTCAGTTGGGGAAAATCCATAGATAGTCCATGACCTTCTATTTTTGACCAAATAAGATAGTTCGTCAGAGGTGAATTCTCCATCGGCATCTTCCATTTCCATTGGTGCCATGAATTCGCTACGAGGAAATCCGTAGAGAATCTGCTGAAACGCAGGGTTAGGTGGAATAGGACGCATTCCTCGGTCGTCAATAAGTGGTTTGATGGTTGAGCCGTCAAGCACCTGAAATCCGTATAAATCTCCACCGACAGACTTTTGTGGCCAAATAGCCCACGCATCTATCACGAGGATTTCTTCTACGGAAAGGTTAATCCAGTCCGAAAATGTGTATCCATTTGCTTTGTCAGGGTTTTCCCAAAATCCGCGTAGGCGAGCAATATCTTCTGTGTATTTCTCACGCGCCGAAGCCATCGCACGAACATGGTCTTTGCCTGATTCTGCTGCGATGCGTTCAGAAGCGTCATCGCTCAAAACAATATCCCAGTCCATACCCGTGATTTTGTTTTTCACAACTTCAAGACAACGGCGGATAATATCTACTTGGTCTGCGGTTGCGCGTAATGTCTTGAAAGGGATAAGACGCGTTTCCGTGATATTGATATTTTGCGCAACTTGATATTCATATCGGCGTGGGTCAGGACGACCATCTTCGCGTAATGGATTTATCGCTCCCGGAACAATAGGTTGCCCAGGAGTAAAAGGAACATTTGGCCAAATTGGATTACGAGGTAATCCTACGGATTGACCGTATGTTTGATTCATAGGTCGCGAGCGATTGACCATATCTTGTTCAGAAATAGTCACAGTTCCGGGCGGAAGATTTGGTGCCTTCTGTATCTCCGCCGCAACTGCTCGCGCCAATCTGTCGAACAGACCCACGCTATGCCTCCTAAGCGTGTACGACTACACGATATTGGTTTGAAGTTGGAGCAACTGAGAATAGCAGAGTAATGGAAGTGGTGTTGGTATGTTGAACATCGCAAATCACTTCTGCGTATGGGCTGCTGTTATCATAGACAGTAACAATAACATCACGAGTGCCGAGGTCATGGGTAATCGTGTATGAGGTGTTAGAACTATCGCCGACATTGGCTGCGTACTTGCGTACAACAACTGAAGTATTGATGTTGATGCCACCGCTATCAACAGTAATGCCTGTGCCAGCAACAGCAGAGAAGTTATTGGCTCCGCCGACTGCGCCGAGAGCAACACCATTGCTTGCGGTATAAGTACCAGCACCCGAAAACTGAGTGAATTCAAGAACAGTAGTGTTGAGAGTGATTGGGTTGTCAGTTGTAAGAACCCAGCCAGTATTAGCAAGAGTATCGCCAGTCTGTACGAATGTGAACATACCCGACTTAACTTCAGCAGAAGTATTAGCGTCAGCAGAGCGAACAAGAATCCAAGGATTCGAGCCGTCACCTTCTTGCGACAATACATAAATGCCGTTGTATTGACCACCTAGACCGCCGAGGCTCGCCTCATTTTTGACGAGAACGCGCTGACCAGCAAGAACTTGGTCGCCGTCTACTGTGAGAGTGGTGTTGCTTCCTGCTGTAATTGTTCCGCCATTAGCAGAAGTCCAAGCAGGGCTGTTAGGAAGAATTGCGGCAGTTGCTAAATGATCTGCTTCTTTGATAAGCAATCCTTGTGCTGTCGCATCAACATACGCCTTAGTTGCGGCATCTGTATCT